AGTCCCATTTTTTCTGTGTCTGGATCATATACTTGTTTTCTCCAAGCTCTTAAACTGTCAAGAACATTTGGTTCACAATAGCAGTTTAATGTCCAATCTACATTTGAGAATGTTACTTTACTTGGGAATTTTATTAATCCGTTTCCGTAATGTACTACTATTTGGTCTTGTTCTTCTTGTACTGCTCCGACTTCATCTGTTGATAGTGTTAGGAGGTCGGCGAATTCTGTAGGTGATGTACCGTCCATGTTTGCTATTCTTATCTCAAAGTTATTAGTTGTTAGAGGTACGAAGTTGTCCTGGCCTAACATATGTGATGTTCCCATGTGTAATGGTTTAAACATAATAAACTGTTCTCCTTTCATTGTTAAATTTCTTACATGGTCATATAAGGTGTTTTGAGAAATTTGTTATAGTGAATGTTAATTACCTTGTTTTTGCATAACGTTATTAATAGAAAGTTCGTTATATATTGTGTACATATTATTTTATAGTGAGGAGGTGATGTAATGTGATTAAAATATGTAAGCATTGTGGTAGGGAGTTTGAGACTAATAATCCACAGAAGATATATTGTGATGGTGTTCATTATAGGCCTTGTCCTGTATGTGGTAGCGATGTTGCTATGCTTAATAATGATTTTTCATACCCTCCAAAGTGCTGTTCTACTAAGTGCTCTGTTATTCTTCGTAGATCTAAATATAAAGATAAAATATGTATTGAATGTGGTGAGACCTTTCGTCCTAACAATGTTAGTCAGGTTATATGTAATAGATTACATTATAGGAAGTGTGAGGTGTGTGGTAAGAAGTTTGAAGTTACACGTCGTGATATACATGATAATATTACAACCTGTTCTATGGAGTGTAGGAAGATACTAACTAAAAGGCGAAATTTAATTAAATATGGAGTTGAACATCCTATGCAGTGTAATGAGGTACAGACTAATTTTCATAAAGCTATGAAAGAGAAGTATGGAGTTGAACATGCTTTACAGATTCCAAGTAAGGTTACACAGCAACAGAAGTCTGCATATCAAACTAATATGAAAAATCATGGTGTTCCATACGCTTGTTTAACTCCTCAGTGCATGAATGCGAGCCATACTGTTATATCTAAGACTAATAAGTCATTTTCAGATTTACTTAATAGATATAATATTTCACATTCACAGGAATATGTTATTGATAGAAAGTCATTTGACTTCTATTTACCAGATCACCATACAGTTATAGAGATTAATCCATCCTACACACATTCTATTATTGAGAATCATTTTCATGTTAAAGTCAATAGTAATTATCATTTAGATAAGAGTAGATTGGCTAAGGAGCATGGGTTAAGGTGTATACACATTTTCGACTGGGATGATTGGACTAAGATTGTTTTACAGTTTACACCTAAAGTAAAGATATATGCGAGGGATTGTAAGATTGAGGTTATTTCTCAGGATACTGCTAATACATTTTTATCAAATTATCATTTACAAGGTACATGTAAGGGACAGGAAATATGTCTTGGTCTATATTATAATGATGCACTCGTTCAGGTAATGACTTTTGGTAGGCCTAGATACAATAAGAAATATGAGTGGGAGTTATTGAGGTTATGTACGTGTACTGAGTATAATGTGATTGGTGGAGTTTCAAAGCTGTTTAAACATGCAGTTAATTCATTTAATCTAAATAATATTATATCATACTGTGATTTATCTAAGTTTAATGGCGATGTATATGAGAAAATAGATATGAGACATATTAGAGATACAAAACCAAATAAGATATGGTCTAAGAATAGGCGAAAAATAACTGATAACTTATTAAGACAAAGAGGATATGATCAGTTATTTAATACATCCTTTGGCAAAGGTACAAGTAATGATGAATTGATGATTAAAGATAATTGGCTACCAGTTTATGATTGTGGTCAATGTGTCTTTGAATATAGAAAGGAGATATAATTATGAGTGAAAATGAAAAGAAAGTTAAGTGGTGTAAGTATTGTGGTGATCCATTTTACCCGAATTCAAATGCTCAGAAATACTGTAAGGCTAGACATTATCGCGTTTGTCCTGTGTGTAAGAATTTTTATTTTGAGGATAATTTATCTAATTTATCTAAGCCTGAGCGAGGATGTTCTTATAAGTGTAGGGCTATATTGCGTAGGGAGAAGTCTTTGAAAGAGAATGGGGTCAGTGAACCAGGTAACACACCCCAGGCTAGAGAGAAAGCGAAGCAAACATTAAAAGATAAGTATGGTGCAACTGGTTCAAATGATTCTGTAATACAGGTTCATAAATTACTCTCAGAATATACTAACTTAGATTATAATAAATGTGAGTTATCTTTGTATGATGCAGATATAAGACGTATTGAGTTTAATGATAATAGTTCATCCATTAAGTTATCAGAATGTGTTATGGAAGATCATGTTACAGTTTGTGAGTTTAGTAGAGATAAGTATCAATATGTAGACGGAGTTGTATGTGAGGTATTAAAGTATTATGATGTAAATTCAGTTTATAATCTTATTAATGCGTTTTTATCTATTTATTCAATTGACTTTGTGTATCTTGTTTGTGAGATTGATGATAAAATTATAGAATTACCGAAGAATTTGAACTTACAGTCTGAAAGTGTCTATAAATCTAAGTTAATTTTTAAAATTTCTAAATTATAGTGGTATGATTATACTACAAATTAAAACAAATGGCGAGATCGTTAAATCTCGCCTATTTTATTTTGCCAGCATTCTGGCAGTTCGCTCATATTTCATATTATTAATAATATACCAATAAATACATTAAATTATCTATTGGATATAACATAACTTTGTATTAAATCGTTAATAAGTGGCCTAATATGACGTCTTATAGATACTATAACATAATTTTGTTCATCTGCTAGATGATACAGCCTTGCTAATATCTGTTCTTTGTTATATTCAGCTACTACATGATGATTATAATCATACCATATAACTTTCTCTGGACGTACTATGACCGCATATCCTAGTGTGATTGATGCTTGTTTTAACATGAGTAATAGGTCGTCATCAGTTAGTAAAGTGCTATCTTCACTATGACTATCCTTCGAATAGCTTTCTATCTTAGAATTCATTTCAGTTTGTTCCTCATACATTATTAATGCATTATGCATAATAGTATCAATATGCTCTATTGTATTGCCAGACATTTGTTCCTGTTTAACGCATGTTGTTGAATATTTTATATCTATTACTTTTATATCATCTCTAGATATGAATTTATTTATTTTGTGCTGACATTTGTAATCAGTTGTTTCTGAGATTAATTCTACTTTCATATTTGTTTTCTCCTAATCGTATTTTCTAGTGCCTAATAGACCGCTAATATACATTGTAAGTAATAGCTCATTCACTTGTCTATTATATATTACAACCATTGTTGGAATGTAGTCATCACTCTTTATAGATTTAATTCGCTCATATAGATCTACCATATGAAGTGCTTCAAATACAGCACCTGCTTTATCAACTTTTATAGGTGTAGTATCTAATGTTCCATACTCTTCAGTACGTTGTCTTGTAAATGAAGGTATCATACTTGAATAAATTGTTCGACCTTTTTCCTTATCGTCTTTACATTCTATATCAATTATTATAAAATTCTTCACACATTCTGATAATACATCACATGCAAGTTGACCGAAGTCATCTTTTATAAGATTATTTGTTACAAGTATTTTAAATTTATTGAATGCGTCCTCTGGGTAGTTATCTCCATACACAAGAGTATGTTCAATATATGACTCTTTGTATACTCCCTGTACATATAGTTTATTATCTTCCTCTATTACATCAAAGTCGAGTTTAGATAATTTAACATCATTGAACTTTGAGTATCTCTTATTCTCAACAATTTCAGTTATCGCATTCCTTAGTCTTTCTCTTATTCTCCTCTGACATAATATAGAAATAACTTCTTTATATTCTTTATCATTATCTAGTATTTCTATATAGTCTTCCATGTAGTTTTTCATAATTTTCCTCCTTTGTATGTGTTATATATTATATAACGATCTTAGTTATCTAATACCCATTTTGTTAATCCTGCATCATAGACCTGAACATATCCGTGTTCTAGCATTATTTCTTTTTCTGTTTTATTCTCTATATCAATTGTATCGTCATTGAATAGTTTTCTTAGATTATGTTTTTGTGTTTTTAATCTATTTATTGTATATTCTGTGAAGGGGTCAACCCATGTGTATCTTGGTGCTACGTCATGATCTCTTTTAAACTTTAAATTCTCATATAGTTTTCCTGTTGTATGTGCGTTATCTGAGAAAGATATAAGTGGTGTGTTGTATTCTTTCATATAGTGTTTTAATAGTTTAGATGCCCCACCTACTACACTTGTATTTAATTTATTACAGAATCTTGATAATTCATATTGATTGCCCTGACCCTGTCCGATAGTTGATCTCATTTTACCGAAAGTCATCAATGAAACAAGTTCATTATTGATATCAACTAGTCCAAGTCTTATCGGTGCAGATAGCATCCCTTGTAAATGATTTTCATTTAAGAAACTGACTGATGTCTTAAAGTCAACCTCAACTACCCTTGTATTTCTCGCATATATTCGTCTATCAGTTAATCCTAATCTATTCTTAAGCATTGATTTTATTATATCTTGCTTATATTCCCACTCCCAACCAAATATATGAAATAATTCTACTCCAGCTTCTCTACATTTATCACTCTTCTCTTTATGATATAAATAATGTTTAGGCTCAGCTCCCCAAGGGTCTGGGATTGACGCATTGTGTGTAAAAGACGGATTACACTCTATTCCAAAATTAAACTCCGGTAAATACACATCAATTTCAAGTGGACTAATAACATTTCTATCATTATGTATCACATTGATATCATCTTTTAATGATTTAATATATTCTATTACTTCATATTCCATTGTTGATATACGATAATTGATTAAGTCCTTGCAATCATTATTATTTATATGTGCACATATAGTTGCTGTATCTACACCTAAATCTTTTGATAACTGAGTTAATGTTGTTTTAGTATCATAATTTGATTCAATATATTCTCTAGGATTTGTTCTAAAATTTATAAATTCATTTATTTTTGATGGGTCGTTTATCCTTCTTGCAATTCCATATACACTTGAAGTGTAATTAGTTGCACCATATTTCTCTAAATTTGTTGACTTCATCTTATCTTTAATAGCTTCATTTTGCATTGCATTTACTACGCCATACTTCTCTAAATTAGCTTGCCTTATTTTATCCTTTATAGTATCTGACTTAAATACATTTGTTACACCATATTTAGATAGACATGTTTCTTTTAGTCTATGTTTAAATTCAAGTGTTTGACTACATCGTTTTACACCATATCGTTTTAAATTAGTTTGCTCTATCTTATCTTGTATAACTTTAAGTTTAGTAGGAGATGTTACTCCGTATTTTTTCAAGTTATTTTCTTTTGTTCTATTTATAATTTCAACTGACTGTGAAGAGTATTCTACACCATATTTTTCAAGCATAGTTCTCTTTATCTTATCATTTAATTCCTTAGATGCAAAGCCCATTCCACCATATTTTTCTTGGTGTGTGTTTATACTTTTAGCTTTTATATTTTCATTACATAGAGGATATTTAGTACCATATTTTTCTAAGTTAGTTTGTTGTACTTTCTCTAATACTGCTTCATTCTGCATAGGGTATTTAGTACCATATTTTTCTATATTTATTTTATCTATCTTTTCTCTAAACTCTTTATTTTTATGTGGATGATCTACTCCATAATGCTGTAAACAAGTTTGTATGCTTTTCTTTCTTCCCTCATCACTGAGTAAATAATTACTGTGACCATATTTTTCTATACATGTTTTCGCTATAAGTTTTTGTCTACATTTCATACTACATGCTTGTGGACCACGACATATCTCTCTAATTTCAACTTGTTTTCCACATACTGGACAGTTACCATAGTGTGGACCGTTACAGTATATTTGTCTATTAGATTGTGGAATAAATTCTTTACCACATAACTCACACGTTTTAGGCTTAAAGTTCTGTGGCGGTCTAGATGTACCATATTTATCTTTTACTGTTTGTTGAGCTTTTACTGTTCTAGACTTAGCTATACCAGATCTCTTAACATATATTCCTCTACATTCACGTGAACATGTTTTCTGAGTATATGGATGTATTAAATTAAATTCTTTACCACATATTATACATGTCCCTGTATGACAATCTTTACATACAGATGTTTTATGAGATGCTTGAAACTCTTTACCACACCTTACACACTTATATATCATATTATATTGGCCACCTCTTTTTAAATTAAAAAAAAATATGTGAGAACATTTTATTGCTCTCACATATTATAACGATTTTCATATTAAATTTTCAAAACTGTTAGAAATCTGCTCCTGGTGGTAGGCAAATAAGGTCAACGTCAATATCGTTAATTACCCCATACACCTTGATATATACTTTTCCGATTAATGTATTGGCATTTACATGGTCGAGACCTCTTATATCTGGATTCATTCTGATCTTATAGTCTTCAATTGCTCCTACATTTTTTAGGGTGTCACACACAGGGCTCACTCCCGCATAAAATTTTCCGATTGCTTGCTCATTGTTGTATTGGAATGTAATTGATAATCCTACTCTGTATACAACGTCCTCAATTGCATTTACAAGTAATCTTGTTGATAGGTTTGCAAGTGCTTGATATGTTGCTGGAGGTGTATCAAATAATGTTGAGTTACCCCATATATTTGTGCCAAGATCTGGAAGTGTTGTAATCGCATTAATTGATACTCCTTCTTGACTTTGCCATTTATCTAATAAATGTTTTGGAACTGTCCAGTCTAATTTGCCAATTCTTAAATTGTGTTTTCTATTAGTTGGAAGTGCCCATTCATATTGTATTGGTTGATTTAGTATTTGTGCTCTTTGTATCATTAATGCAAGGAATGATGGTGATGTTTGTACCATTTTTGATGTTCCTACATATTGATATTGTCCCCATGGGGCAAATAGAGCAGCATGTGTTGTTAGTAAACCATCTTTGTTTACATAATTATATTGTTGATAGTTTTGGGCAAGTGCGTCTGCATATCCTTTGTATTGCTGTCCAGTAGTTCCTTGTCCTTCAAATTTAACAAATTGTCTATTTAAGCATCTTGGTATATCTATATAAGCTGTTGCACATCTACTGTTTGCTGCAACGTCTAATAGTTTTAATGCTATTGGAGATGGTTCGATGCTTGGTTCATTTCTATTTTGTCCTGTCATTTGTTGAATCATTTCTAAGTCATCATAATAGAATAAGTAATCTTGATCATCCCAACCTGGAGAAATAACTCTGTTAGGGTTATATGATAATTTATCTTTTAGTAAGTCATATACACCATTTAAGCCTGTTACTTGTTCTTCCCATGCGTCATTACGGCTGTTATCCTTTGCATATACTACAGATGAATGTAACCATGATCTATAAAGTGCTATACGTTTGAAGTCAAGTGGTTTGTTTTGTATTGCGGAATTTACCTGACCTCTAAAGTGTCTTTGATGATTGTAGTATAGTTGTACCCAATTATCATATTTTGATTCCTCTAATTTAGTTATCTTTTTCTTTAAGTCTTCTTCACCGATTTCTGTATTATAGTCTGTACCACCGTCGAAGTGTACATATGTTGACATATGTTCACTATACATATTGTATTGACCTATGTCATCTATTTGTTCACCATTAGCTTCTTTTATAGGTTTTGTTACTTTTGTTATTTCCCAGTATTTTGATTCAATGTCTTTGTAATAAAGTATTTGATCTGTTGCGAATTCTAAGTGGAATGTAATGTGATGTGTTTCAAGTGCTGTACGTGTTCCATTTTCTCTGTTATCAAGGTATGTTGTAACTGTCCAGAATTTGTCAGCTGACTGTGCACCTACTCTTTCAGGTTGTTTGAATAGACTATTATGATCTGTCGTTGTGAATTGAATAGATAAGTTGTTTCCGAATGTACCAGGGTATTTTGCTCTCATTAATATTTGTGGTACATCTGGTTCATCTAGTAGCCCTTTCCCGCCTTGTTTAAGTACTACACTTGCATGTGCTCCAGGACATAGTCTACATACTAGAATGTCATATCCTGCTGTAAGTAATGTCATCGCCATTTGGTAGCTGTAGTCATTTGCTAATCTATGAGGTGTTGATGGTCCTCTGTATGTTGCAACGAATTTTTCAAGTCCTTCTTGACTTGATGGAAAACGTAACCAATGTGTTTGTTCAAGCATACGTGATACTTTTTGATTGTAGTTTTCTTCTTGTCCGTGTTCGTCTGGGAAGTATGTGTCTGGGTCAAAGTATCCTGGTCCCCAACATGCTGTTATAGGTAATGCTACTGTTGCATAACTTGATGTAGCTACGTTGTAGGAATAATTTTGACTAATTTCATTAATGTTAATGTGTGCCATTATGTGTCCCCCTATTTTGTATTTTCTTTATTTTTAGGTTGTGGTGCTGATTTTTCGTCCTTTGCACCTGATTTATCTGTCTTTGCTTCTTTAGGAGGTTCCTGAGGCAAAGAATCTAGTTTTTGAAAGAATGGATCATTTATATATCCTGGAACTTCTTTAGCTTCATTTGGTTTAAATTCTACACCATAAAAAGTCTTTGTGATGTCTGATTTGTTAATATAATACATATGTTGTATCCTCCTTACATGTTCTATATAAGGTCCTAAAATAGGGTGTATTTATGGATTACTCCTCTATTCCTGGACTTATTTCTATATGTTCTCTCTTTAATGTTACAGGTGTATAGTGTAATAATACTGCACCATGTATTCTAAGTTTTATTCCTACAGAATGTAATTTTCCCTCACTCAAGTAGTCTGAGGTTGACGAATATCTTTCAATTGAATCATCTATCACCTCTACCCCAAATCTTATCTTTCTATCAGATTCATAAGGGACTTTAAGATTTAAGAAGAACATCTCTGTGTATTTGAATAATAGTTCTCTTAATAGTTCGTCTATGTCTGAGGTATTAGTTGATAGTATTACGAGTGTGTAGTTTAGTGTTATTGGAATTGCTTTTTCGTAATAATACTGATTATTAATTTTATCAAAGGCTGTTGCAACTCCTTTGTGCATTCGTGTGAAGTTTTTGCGTCCTGTATCTATTTGATAGTTTGGATCACGTTCAAGTGAGATAATAGGGAAGTGTATTTTATCATCATTTATTTGTGAGGCAATACCTATTAATTCTTCAGGAGATACAATGCTTACTGCGTTATCACCGTCAGGTGTTATGTTAAATGATTCTTTTAAGTCCTCTATTATTGCATCATCATATAAGTATAACATTTATTATCCCCTTTCGTCATTTTCTTTTGTTGTATGATAGTCCCCTCTATAATCTGTTTTTGGTTTTAAGAATGTATTTGATTTATCATATTTCTTTGATACCTCTACCTTAGTGTGTCCTGAGATGTTGTTGTCATCATATACTGGAAGTACTTGACAGATGATGTGGTCTGGGGCTTGGAGGTCGTAGGTTAATTCTTTAACTCTAAATACTCTTTCTGGCATATCTGCATATTGTCCTGAGATCCTGAATATACTATCTTTTTGTAAGTGTGGTAAGTTAAAGCTACAGTGTATTATGAATGGTAAGTCTTTATCATTTTCAACAACCCATCCATATCTTTTAAATGTTTTAGCTTTTGGGTTACCATCGAAGAATATATGTGTATCATGTATACTTGAGTAACTATCTATTAATGATTCAGCCTGGTTATTTGTTCCTGGCATGTTTGGCCATTGGTACTTTACAGCTATACCTTGTAACTGTAATGCTTCATCATACCTTGCTCTCATTAATTTGATATCACTCTCAATCAGGCTCTTAACCATTTAACTCACCCTCTTTAATTATATCTTCTATATTTCCTACAAAGTCAAGCCAGTACCAGGATAATCTACTTTCTCCAAGTAAGTTTGATATATCACATATTGTTCCATTTGAAAGTCCTTTAGCGAAGTAGTTATATGATATTATCGCATTTTGTTCAAGTAACTCTGGGTGCTTATCTGCTTTAAATAAGATTACGTGTGACTTATATGAGTTAGAATGTGCTCCATATGAAATTACATGTACTTTTCGTATTTTATCAAATTTTAATTCAGCCAATACTTTAAGTGTTTGTATTTGTTGTTTTGTTACACCTATTAGTTTACTGAATTGTATGTCAAATCCATATTTTGCAAGTTCTTCTAGTAATACTGCTTTTGACATATTGTATGCATGGTGTGTGTTATTATCATGTATTGTTGCAATAGTTCCTGCTGCGTCTAATACAGTTGCGAATAATGTGCCTAAGTCTTTGTCCTCAACTGCTATACGCAATCCTTTAAGTCTGTCGTTGTTTAATAACTTTGATACTCTTATCTTTAAGTTTTGTGAGTTATTTGATAAACATTCTGGTAATCTGTTCCAATCATTTATTGTGTATCTTAATGGACTAGGCATACTTATTTCCTCCTCTTATTGTATTAACATATTCATGTAGTTCAAGCTGGAATGGTCTTAGTAGATCAAAATTTGTATCAGGATATTCTGAGAAGTATCTTGCTATCATATCTATTTTTAATTTGAAGTATAGTATTCTTATGTCTTCTCC